AAAATAGCCAGCGTCGTGCCTACAGGAGCCTGTGCCGACATATCACTAACATTTAAGTCCGCCGTAGCCGCAAAGCGTTGGGCATCCAATACGATCTTATCCATCAACCCAGCCAATACTTGACTCGGTTCTTTATATGGCAGCATCAGGATATTGTCCCGAATGGCCCCTGACGGCAGGTCTACATCTCTAAATTCACCCGGAGCTATCGGCGTATCATCCCCTTTGATCCGCATCCCCCGCGCTTTAAGACCGCCCGGAAGGTTAGACAAAGTGCCAGCATCCACCAACTGTCTCATCAACGACGTTGCGGCTTTAGCGTGACCACCAATCAAGTGAATCAAACCAAAGTAGTAAAAGCCAAAGCCGGGGATATAGCCGTAGTGGACGAAGTGTTGACGACGGAATTTCAGCTTATCGTCCTGCAACCAATTGCGGCGAATAGACAGGACGGTGTTTGTGCCTTTTTCAATTGTGACTACATACGGCAGGGCAATACCCGTAAGTTCACCATCTTTCTCGTCCTCATACCCCGCCAGATCAAGATCGACGTGCATCTCAAGAACTTGAAAGCGGTTGTCCACCGTAGCACTGAAGCCCTGTTCTCTGGCCTTTTCCTTCTCAACCTCGTACATCACCATCACGGGGTCACCAAGGTCAACGTCCCGATAGAACCCAGCTACTTGCAGACGCCGCAGTTCATTCTTGGTTTTTCGCATCCGATGCGTAACGCGCTCGGCGCTCTCTAAATTCATCGCACCATAAGGCACAATAATATCTTCAGCGGGAATAAACGATGCGGTCTGCCGGTCAAGTGCAGGGTCAAAGTAAATCTTCTTGAAGGCATTACCAGAGAGGCACAGGGAGAGAAGCAGACGCTCATGCTCGGGTCTGTATTCCCGCATCACATCCGTCAACTCATAATTCATGTCCTGCTCAACACGAAGGGCGGCTTCTTTCTTCTCGGGTGTCTCTTTGCCTATGATCTTTGTACGTACAGGCCCAGCCGCAGGAAAAGTCTCCATGATGGTCTCGGACTGAAACTTAACTGCGCTCTCCATCAGCATGGGGTGAAAAACTCCACAGGCTCCGGGCCACGGCTCAGTCCTGTCTTCATGCTTCAAACCCAGCAGCTTCAAACCTTTGACATATACATCCAACCAATCTTTGCGGGAGGTTAGGTCAGTGTCATAGTCACCCAACAGGTCAGAGGCTAGGGTCTGGAGTTCGTTCTCTCCCATCTCTTCGGCAATGTTGTCGTCGAAGCCATCACCCTCTTCAGGCGGAACAAGCTCTTCACCATTAATCTTCACCGACTCCGGGTCTTCAATCTCGATCTGCAAGTCGGGTTCCGCAGCGATTGCTTCAAGTCCTTGAGGAGCTTGGTAGAGAGCTTTATCCATGTTTGTTGCCATGATTTATCCTTAAATTAGTAGTAGCCCTGATGCTTCCTCGACCTAAACTCCCGTTCCGGCTCTGGTTCATCTAGCAGCGTATTAACAAACCCACCACTTCTAAACCGCATCAATGCAAGGGTAGTAGCATCCACATAGTCATCATGTTCTCCAGCCGGGAATGACGCAACCTCATCGGCTACTTCTTCCGCCCAGTTAGTCTGTGGTTTCCACACCCGCCCCGACGCAAACATATCAGCCACGGAGTTTAGCCGACTAATCTTGTCGTTGCCGCGACTCGGAGTGTACTCTTGCACCGGTATACCCATCGCCCGAAGTTCATATATGAGTGGTGCACCCGATGCTTTTTTCTCAACCATGAGACCATCAGGTTTCCAAGACTTGTAGTGGTCAAGGGCAACTTGCTTTAACTCTGGAAACTCCATCCTGTCCCTAAACGCATTGAGTAAGATAATGTTAGATGCTCCCTTGCCCTTGCCATCCAACTCATCCTCAAATATACCCCACGTTGTACAGGCACTGTAGTCGGCCCTGTTATTCTTCTCAAACGCGGTGTCCCACGTCTGTATAATATGCGAACATTTAGGCGGACGTTCCTCCTGCCATTCTTGCCACCACTCCCTTTTAACAATAGCACCGGCACGGGAAGTTGGAGATTGTTGGTACTGGGCGTTCCATTTATAGGCCGGAAGCTCAGTTTTTAACGCCAAAAGCTCATTTAATGACCAAAATTCAGGCCAAAGTGGTTTTGGGGGGTCGTAATCATCAAACAAAGCGGGGAATTCGATCACTTCCCACTCATCTCCGCCCCTTTGAGCAGTAGATTTAAGCACTTGGCCGGTCAAATCCCGCTGACTCCAGCGCGTCATTACTATAATGATGGCTCCACCCGGTTGCAAACGCTGTCGAGGGCCAGATGTGTACCATTCGTACACTTTATCGTAGATTTCAGGGTTAGTTTCAGCCATAGTAGCGTCTTGTTCGCTATGCGGATCGTCAATTATGAGGATATCCGCACCTTTGCCGGTTACTGTACCGCCTACACCAATAGCAAAGTAATCACCACCCTTGTTGGTATTCCATCTACCAGCCGCTTTTGAGTCCGATTGCAGTGAAACACCGGGAAAAATGTCGTGATATACTTCAGAATCGACTAGATTTCGCACCTTTCGACCAAAACCAACCGCTAATTCAGCCGTATTGGACGTTTGAATGACTTTTTTATGGGGGAAAGACCCCAAAAACCACGATGGAAGCAGCCAAGAAGCAAACTCGGACTTAGTATGACGTGGCGGCATGTTAATTATGAGGCGTTTCAGGTCGCCCCTAGCCACCCGCTCAAACGCACGGGCCATCTTTACGTGGTGCGCCCCGGCAATAAACACCGGCCATACTTTCCGTACAAACTTTAAAAAGTTCTTCCGGCACCCTTCAATTTCCTTGATGTGTTCTAGCGTCTCTAACTGCCGAAGAATGGCTCGTTGATCCGACTCCGTCAGCTTGTGGATGTTGTTATAGAGGTGCTGTAGTTCCTGCACTGAACCGTTCATGTAGGGGATGCTTCTATTTCTTCATATTCTTCTACGTCTTGTATATCTAGCTCGTCTTCTGGATCGACCAGTATTTCTTTTTCTTTTTCTTCTTCAGGATTCAGCAGTCGTGTAATGCGTTCCCGTATGGCGTCTGCCAACTCGTCTGAAGTCTTGTGAGTGACGGTAACTTCCGTCTGAGTAGTAAATAACCCAACTTCAGATATCTTGCCAAGGAGTTCCAACGCTTTTAGTTCCTGACGTGGATCACCGCAGTGAGACATTTCTATTAGTTTATGCGTCACGTACGTACGCAGTTGGGCAGCGTCTTTAACTACCTGTCTATCATAAGAACCAACAAGAGCAGATAGTCGAAGCGTAACCGAGTTGCTACCTAGAGATAAAGTACCCTCCGTTTTGGGCGCGGGTGCATCTACTTTTTCTTCTGCCGGAAGTTCATCAATACCTAAAGAACCAAGCATTGCTTCCGTTTGTGCGGAAACGGAGGGGGCAGGAGATAACACTTCTTCTGAAGTAAGCATAGGAGGAAACGGGACTCCGGGTTAGAAATGCGTTTCAAGGTGCTGAGTATAAATGTAGAAATATATTTATGCAAGGGGAGGAGGTAGGGACTCCTACCGGGGGGGTTTCTATATATGTGGGGGGTGGGGTGTGGGAGGTAAATTTTTGTGACGGGGGGGTTTCTATATAGAGAGGGGGGTGGGGGGTCTATTTTATAAAATGAAGTATTGTTTGAGTGGAACATAGTGTATGGCGCAGGCTAGGAGTCCCTTAGTAATCTTGGTGGGTGGGTAGTGGGTGGGGTTCACACCTGCCGATTTTATGCGTTTCGCCTGTTTGTTATCAAAGGGCTTGACCAGCATATTGTTCTACATTAAAATACACTCATCAGCAGGCAATTCCGTTTGCTGATATCTTATAGGATACATCATGACTATCAAACAAATAGCAAGTGTGACTGCGGTTCGGGAAGCCCTTAAATTGCGCAGCGAAACCACGCAATTGTTAGCAAGTGGCGCATTGGCTGGCGATGCTGTCATCGATACATGGAAGAAATGCGCCAATGCTCTGAACGAGGACGGCGTTAAGCTTTGCATGATTGTGGAATCAAGCGATGAATACGATGTCGCTGTATTTCAGCAAGTACGCACAGCAATTGTTTCCGGTATGTCGGGCGAAAGAACACGTTATTTGCTGTCCGTAGAATCCAAGCAATTGTCCGACGGCGACGATAAAAGCTTGCGCACACTTGCTGAAGGGCGACTGAAAGAACATTTGCGCGCAGTTAGAAAATATCTAAAAGCGCACGAAGAAACAGAAAAAGCAGAAGGCGCGGGAAACCGTCGTTTGTTAATGTCTGAAAAAATTGATCAGTTTTATGCTGATCTTTTAGAATATCTGAATAAAGATAATCCAGACGGAGTTAAGGACGTCGATGTATCTGCGTGTTTAGTGGCAACGCGGGAAGCGCGGGCAGTTTGTCGCGCAGCAATTAAACCGCGCAAGCTTAACTAACAAACAAAGAGGGAGAGGGCGAAAGCCCTTTCCCATAACAAACAAAGCCCTTCCAAGCCCTTCGAAAGAAGGGTTTTTTTTCGCCTGTCGTTTATGAGTTTTACCTGTTAGTTAATAGGTGTGAGTCCCACGCACTGAAAAATACCGGATACTACCGGATAAAATATACCAGTTCTCAGAGGCGGGATAGCTTTGGTGGGGGAAGTGTCGGCGCGTAGCTTGTTTTGCTTCTTTCGGCCTTCACGTAGTGAAGGTTACACTAACGGTTTTGGCTTGTCAAGCAGGGGGAGGCACACCCACTAAATAAAATTGTTAAGGTTTAACGCGGTAGTGTTGAGTAATATATACCAGTTCTCAGAGGCGGGATAGCTTCGTGTATTTTGGTACGTGGGTAACCCACTGATTACATGTAATATTCTACAAGATTCGGTTTATTCTATAATGTTCGTTCTAACTTAACGACGCAAGCTGTTGATTATCTAGGAATGTTCTAATGTTCGATAAAAAAACTGAAAACAACCCCTCCTTTTTGAGGAAAAACAGTCAAAACGTTCTGTAGACGAGTTTATAAAAGGCATTGTACAAACGCGTTTATAGATAGATTTGACAATAAAAAGTCCCCAGAGCGTTGTAATCTCATAGAACATTAGAACATTAGAACATTAGGCATAAAAACACCTCTTTTTATTTATTAGAATATTATATATTATATATATAGAACAAGGACTTACGCGCACTCAACTGCCCTCCCTTTGCAAAATTAATCATTCTTTTTCATTTCGAACATTGTAGAATATTACAGAATAATATTAAATATCAAGGACTTACGTTTTCGCCCCTGCCTAAAAAAGAGGCAATATTCTGTATTTTGTTAGCGGTTACTAACTTTTCACTTCTACAAACGCGTTTATAGAACGCTTCGCTTTAAGACTAGCTCAAGTAGCTCACTTAACCCATAGAACATTCCAAACCCTCACAAAGCCAATAACAGCCGTACGTGGGAGAACATTCAAACGCCTGAACACTCCCCCCTGCCCCAAACGGCCTATACACCATGAAACGCAACCTTTAGGCTTGACGTAGGTACTATTTTGTGGTACTATATAGATGTTGGTGGGAAAATACGCATAACTTACAAGGAGAAGCGATCATGGCAAAGCGCATCGTGCATGAGGTAGGGATTAAGGCTGTTTGGGTGGTTGAAGGCACAACGGAGGTTGCTGTTGACTTGTTTATGCAAGACCGAGGGCTGCTTGATTCGTTGGACTTGCGTTTGCTGCAATCTCAGCTAGGTTCGATTGATGTGGGCGATGACGAGGTTGATATGGATTCGATTGAGTCAGGCATGCACACAGTGGAAGAAGAAGAGTTCCTTATGGAGTGTCAGCAAGACCGGCACTATCCCGAGCTTGGCGAGAAGGTATATCAGTAACAAACAATAGAAAGGAGTAACGACAATGAGCAAAGAAACAAACATGGTGCTGCTAGACACCTTGCCGGTAGGACATACGATTCTGCTCACCGCAGAC